CCGTGAACCTAGACAGTTGAGCCACCGTTAGGCTGCCGGCAGTACCCGCGCCTACGACGGAAACGGAGGTCACGGACTCTCCACTATATCGAGACTTGAATCGGTTGCATCGGCTATCGCAACTTCGTTGTTGGCGACAGCGAGGTTCCCGTCGTCTCCCGTCCCCGGAGCAACGTCAAACGATAATGTAAGCGAATTAATGTCGTACACGCCGCTCACGCGCATTATCTCCGCCCGAATTCGAGAGACCAGAACGTCGTCTCCTAGACGCAACTCTCCGTTGTGCGTACGAGTAGACGAAAACGTTCCACCTACATGAGACACGATAATATCTCGAACGGCATCCACGCCAGCATATTCATCAGTAACCTCTAAATCCGCGCTGACGTACAGCTGCTTGGCAGTCGGTCGAGAGAAGCTAACTTCGTACTCATTTCCATTCAGCAACGTCGCTGTTACAGTTTCAGAAACACCAAACGATCCGGAGTGAGACGTTGTTCCCATTGCCTTCTTCTCAAAGAGCGTCTGGCCGATCTCGTTCGAGTCGCCTCCCTCGACTATCGCTTCAAATGAGTGTGCGGGAAGGCCGTCGCCGTCAACCGCGTTTGTGTCGTTCGTGTAAATGGAGACACCCAAAACATCCTCCAATCCCTGCAACGCCGACTCGATTGCCGGGGCCGTAGAACTCGAACTGGCCGCCAGCTCGAATTTGGCTCTGCGGCGAAGTGCATCGTCAGACTCTCGTTCAGTTCCACCAGTCGTCGTACTCGTATTAGTCACGCTCTCGATGCCGCTCGGCGGATTTGGCATAATAGTCAGCGCGTTTGCGCCAACGTCAGACTCAATTCCGCCGGCCTCTGCCGTCACGGACACAACAACCTGCGTTGATCCTGCCTCCAGGATTGCCGTAGAGTCCGTGGTGAATCGAATCGGATCGAGAGAATCAGTCTGTACGACCGTCCCTCGTGGAATTGTGTAATCCACAGATGCAGCAGCCGAACGAGAAAATTCTACGTCTCCTTTAGACGGTAGCGCCCGTTCTCGGCTAATCCCTATCAAACCGGAAAGCAGGTCGAGAGACTGTCCTTCTGCATTGTCAATCTGAGCGGCGCTGAGTACCAACCCAATGTCTTCTTGTGCCTCTGCAAGTCGGTTAGCTACGGGTTCGTAGAAACGCCGGATAATAGCTACCTGACTGTCGTTAAGATCCGTTCCGAAATTAATGCGAGCATCTTCAAGCATCGCATTCATGATAGCCTCGAAGCTATCCGAAACAAATTCTCCGTCAATAATTGTCATGTGTTAGTTAATTTCTATGTCGAACGTCTCTCCCGTGATATAGACAATCTGAACGTTCAGCGTGTTCGGTAGCTCGTCGTGCTCAGATACATCAATTGCCTCTATCGATTCCAGCCGCCCCGTGTCTGTAATTAGTCTATTCGCGTACAGGCGAATTCGACTCTGGGCGTTACGCTGATCCATCGTTCCAATCTCCTCGTAGAAATACCGAGTCAGATACGACTTTATGAACTGTTCAAACTCTCGCTCCCCCTCGACTAGCGCCAAGTCCTGACGATGATCTAAGAGAACATCGAAGTCTTTGTCTACACCAATGTCCTTCATGAAATCCTCGTATCCGTTCCCGGCTGGTCCGGCGTTCCCGTCGTCCCACTTCCGGCAGCATCCGACCAACTGTACTCATGTGTGTGGTCTTGAATCGCCGCACTAACTGCTTCCTGAACGTCTCCCAGAATCAGGTCTCCAGACGCTTCGATTTTCACATCATACTGCCCGCCACTTTTTTGAAACCGAATCTCCGTGCTGTCGTCTAGCTTCAGACAAACGTCGCCTTCCTGTAGACCAGACGGAATAGACTGCGCTCCAGAATTGTGCGTAAACCGAGCTACCCACTCTCGATCGACTTGGTAGACTTCTACAATGTCGCCCTCTTCGGGAACGAGCCACAACGAGGGTTTCGGTGTCGAGAACGGAATGTCACGTTTCTCCGAGCCCGGTCCCGTGACGACGCTAACGAAAATCTTGTTGCGATTCTCGTCAACGAACACGGAAGATACTCGTCCTAGTTGTGTATTCATGATTCCTCCTCAAACTCCTCTATGCTATCGAATGTTCTGTCCGTTGCAGGATCGTAAACCCACGACTGTGTTCTGGGTTCTTCTGGCACGAGGCGACTTACCTGCGCTGTAATGTTCCACCCGACTCGTGGGTTGATGTTATGCTGTACTCTGTTGACTACGAACCGCCCACCTTCCAACTCCTTATCACAGAAGTTCTTAATCTGAGGAGCTACGCCGATGTAGTCTCCAACATTTAGTCGAGCAAGAGATTCCTGATCGTCAGACGACATTCCGCTGAATTCTATACTTCCAGAATTGTGGTCTATGTAGGCATCCTCGAACTTCCTACGAACAATGGTCTCCATTTGCTGCTGACTGCGTGCTCGAATCGGCTCGTCCAGCTCTCCGTATCTCCCATCTCGTCCGGGAAGCGTTGCCTCCGCAACTAGATACGTGGCATTCTCCATCAGGTCCGCGTTATCAGCACTATCGTGAAAATAGTTGTACGGTGTGCTGCGACCGCGTAGAGTAACGAGACTGTTCCTCGAAGTTCCCACGTTGTATTGAGAAATGAACACGTTGTCCACCTCGGGATCTCCATAGACGGCAATTACATTCGACGTTCGAGCTTCCGGGAAGCCGACGACTAGCGTTCCATTAACATCTACCCACGAGATCACCGAGAACTCCTCCTCTATCTGAAGTAACGCATCTGCAAGCGTCTCTCCGTCAAAGAAAAATCCACCCTCCTCAATCTCCATTTGATCGAAGAATGCACCGATACGGACGAGATTACCGACCGTCCAGTTGATGAATCCAGAGTCTCTAATTGGAGAAATTCGACCCAAGTTTCCGTTAATGTCTTCTGAATACTCGTTGGCAACGTCCGGAGAAATAATTTCTACCCGGCGAATAACTTTCTTCGGGTCATTACGTAACTCGAATATGTCGTTGACAACGTTCGACAGCGTAATCGAGTTATACGACTCCTCAATGGTCTCTTCCTCTAAAATCTTCAACGGATCAAGAAGCTCGACCCATGCCTGTTCTTCTCCGTACGTAATACCGTCGTCGGGCAAGTAGTACCGATGATTCGCTATACCGCCAATGAGAACCTGCATGGGTTCCTTGAAGACTTGGCGTTCTTCTAGCAGCTCGGCAGCAGCCCTGGATATTTTCGCTCTGGCGTGAGAATACTTGTGCCGCTGTTGTCTCGTCCAGACCTCGTACGGGCGGATGCGAATTCCGCTATTCAGAAAGTGAAGCTCAATGCCGTCAGCGAGATCGCACGTTTGTGTCATTGTACGAGCGTGTCTGTTCTCGAAGAAGCGGTTTCAGAAGACTCGGCTACGCTATCCTGCTGTCCATCAGAGAGAATTCCCTCGTTGTAGTACCGCAAGTGTCCCGCCTCGTCTTCTCCGGTAGAGACGAGATCGAGAGAGTACGACCATAGGTACTGTTCTGTCTGTGGCTCCCACCCGATCGGCCCCTCCTGTTCTCCTTCGAGAACGCGGACCTGACCTTCCCAGCCGGGGATAATTAAATCCGCAGGACGGTTGTGGTCAAGAACGCGCTCGAAGGCCGCCAGCTCTGATTCCCGCAGTTTACCGGAGAGGTGAATCTCGCGGTTGTGTCCGTGAATCTCGAATACGTCTTCCAGACCGCAGAAGTTGGCGTGACGAACCAGATTGCGCTTCTTCGATACAGAAATTCTATCCGGCATGAAGAACGGACCAAAGTTGACACCGTTACCCGTTAGTGTGAATTCCTGCCGCTTCGGCGTTACGCCCGTTCGGGTTCCCGCACCAGTATTTATAATCATTGGCCTTTCGTCATTGTTCCGTTAATGTGTGATTCGTTGGAGTGCTCTTCCGGGAAAATGTCCTTAACCTTCTGTAGCGTGCTGTGATCCGGGTTTCCGTAGAAGTTAATCGTGTTACCTCCCATGTTCGTAGACTGTCCACCGGAGCCCAACCCAGCGACGTTCCCGCCCGATCCCATATCAGAAGAACCGCCGCCGAATTGTGACGTGAAGTAAGACGCTGCTCCCAGACCGGCAACAAGAGCAGCACCGAGAGTCAGAACGCTCATGACGTACGATGCAATAACACCGACTCCGAATAGTGCAGCGTAGACCGCCGAAAGAGCACCGACGACAAAGACCATCGATGCGACTATTTTAGCCACGAACGCGCCGGTAACGAACGCCGCGATTGCACCGAAGACGGCCATGATCTTAAACATGACCGCGAGAAGAATTCCTGCCGCAAGTATCCAGCTCACGAGTGCTCCGAGAACCGGGGCTCCCAGAATCGCGTTAATAATGCCTCCGATAGACTTGAATATCGGAGACAAATTAGCAATTGCCTGCGTCCACATCAAGAAGATCCGGTACATGAAGATCGCAAATTCCTTCATTGCAGACAGGGCGTTCTTGATTACATCGTAATTCTGATCAAGCTCGACCAGTAGCCACCGGAACAGGCGCAAGAGCCCGCTTCCAGTATCCTGCCCTAGAGCCAGAAAGATTCTGGAAATCGTGGGCTCCATGTCGTTCATTAGATTAAGGAAGTCACGAGTCCACGCTGTCAGACCGGCTCCAGTTGCCTCAAGAGTCGGCTTCCAGACAACCATATCCTGTAATGGCTGTATCAGCTCACGTCCGAGTGCATGGGGAACGGTCTTCAACCACTCATCCATCCACGGAGCGAACGTCTTCGAGGCCGGCTTGAACACCTTGAACAGCTCACGACCGAACAGACGCAATCGAACCTTCCCCAAATGTAGGCTGTCGGCAGCGTTCTCTCCGAATCCGAGAATACCGAGCGACATAGCACCAATTCCAGCAACGACCGGACCTGTTGCTGCTGCAATTGCTCCCAGACCGGCAACGATAGCCGTGTACTGGAACGGCATCATGAACGCGGCCATGTCCTGCGTAGCCTGTCCACGCGGAATCAGCCGGCCCCAGATTTTATTTCCAAGAACCCCGGCTTGCGAGGGACCATCTCCATTAGCTCCAGATCCCGGACTCATGAAATTCCGCAGACCGGATAATGCGAGAACGCCGCCCGCTGCCAACGCCCCGCGCCGACCAGATTTACCGCCACTCTTGTTACCGGACTGAAGGTGTCCGTAGCTGGGAATCTTCGGCCCCCGTCGGCGCATCTGCTCCTTGATCGGAGTTACGGCCCGCTGGAGCCTCCGTTGCTGTTCCCTCTGTGCAGCACCTTCTAGTGACCAAGGCCCAGCACGCGGCCCTTCTCGCCGACTAGCTTTCCCCTCGGCAGCAGATGCACGAGAAGTAGCCCCCTGAACGTTCTGCATGAAGCTATCACCCGCGACCGCGTTCCTACGAACACGACGAGAACGCTTCATCGCGTTCATCTTCGCAATGGCAGACGTGACTTCGTGATCGTGTACTTTCACGTAGACATTCTCGATGCCGCTCAGAGACTCAACAGAAGCCTGTGTCTCCTTCAGCGACCCCTTCCCGAGAATGTTTAGTTTCGTGTTGACCTGATCTTCAATGGTATCAATCTCCCGCTTGATGCGGTCAATCGAGCCGTTGTCGTCAATCTTGAACTCCGGGCGGACCTGCTTTGCGTCAATCTTGTCTAACTGTCGCTCCAGACGTTTCAGCGTCTTAGAAAAAGAGTCAACAAGTTTGACTGTGACTTTTACGTTATTCTTGCTCATCAGAACCGACGTTTACAAATGTAGTTGCATCTCCCGCACCTCCGCCGAAAGGTTGCGAGCCACCGTTGATATTCTGTCCACCGCCCCCTTGTGCGGATTCCATTTCCTCCTGTTGTCGTTTGAATCCCTCAAGCATAACGAGCCGCTGAAGGGGCGTCATGTCGGCCTGAGTCGCGGCTAGCGGAGTATTTCCTTCCGTAGCCAGCGCAAAAACCGCTCCACCGAGACCGTTCTCAGCGAAACTTCTCGGCTTCGATAATGTTTCCGGACAGTTCGAGGACAGCACCCCCGATCTCCAGCGAGTATCCGCCAACCATGTTACCGACCATCCACTCGACCTCCTCGTCCGTGTGGCCCATATCCTCACCGCAGATACCCAGCTGGGCAGCCTTACCCATCAGCTCCACGAATTCGTCGTCAAACGCGGAAGCGTCAATGAAGTCGTCGTCGCCTTCCTCCTTGGCGTCCTCGATCTCCTGAATGGCCTCCTCTTCATCGAGGTCGAACTTTTCTTGGAGCTTGGCAGTAATCGGCAGAAACTCTTTGTCCATCAGAGGCCGAATGATAACGTCCACATCTTCGCCGAACATCTCCAGCGAAAACGTTTCACGGTAGTTCTTTCCGCGCACAACCATCTCGTACAGCTTAGAATCGGAATTGTCGTTCATGTATTAAAATTTAAAGGTGATAGCCGCGCTTCTCGTAGTTTCCGTGATCAATAGTCAGCTCAGTTCGGGTTCGAGTCGCCGTCTTTGGACATGGCGATCCACTCGAACGCAGTTTCCGTGGTCTCTCCGGAAGTGACCTCGTAGCCCTGATTCGTTACCAGCGCCGAATCAAAGGACGTAGAGCCACCGTCAAGGTGAGTCACGGTAATCGCATTGAGAATCTTGGGAACGCCATTCGAGTCGAAAAACTTCTCTTCAAGATCCTTCTTGTTCCCCTTGACAGTCATACTTCCAGAGTACGAAATCTCCGTGACGGAGTACCCCGACGGAATGATGTTGCTCGCACCATAAATGGTGTCAATCTCAATGTCCTTGCTGAAGGAAAGCTGTTCAACTGCAACCTGTTCGTCGCCAACATTGACTACAATATCAGCAGCGGCTTCTTTACGGTTAACCATAATGTGAATAGAAATTTAAATTCAGTTGACGTCGCCGGCAGTAACGGTCGCAACGATGTTACGTAGCGGCTTCGTCGTCTCAACGCCCACGTCAACGGATGCCGTCATGGAATCCTCCTTATCGACAGAAACCGTGTAGGCAATGACCACGTTGAGGGACATGAGATCCTTCAACTCAGACTTAATCGAACTCTGAAGCGCATTTCGCGCAGCCTGCGTGTGAAGCTCTCCGATAAAGTTGTCCGCATTGCTCTGCACAATGTCCGTCACCGCATCGACAATCAGCCGGGAAATGCCCTGTCGCATCTCCGACTCATTTTCGTTCGTCTCCGAGACCGTCGTAATGTCTTCAATGACCCGCGACCCGCCCGCCTCGTCCGCAATCGGGTTGACGCGCTCCGAGTACAGGAATTCCTGTTCTTCGGTAGACAGAGAGGCGATCAGGTCGTTCTGGCTAGCAAGACGGCGGCGAATCGGGGAAACCGAGATACCGATAGCCGCACGCATTCCCGCGTACGAGCCAATGATAGTGTCTCCGCGAGAATTTCGGCTCGGGTAGACGAGCTGAAGGCGCGAAGAGTCGAACGAGGTCGAGTACGCATTAATGTCGCTGAGGTACGGCGTAACACCGGCAAGAACGATACCAAAGCGATAGTTATTCTGCATCTCCGTAACGGCATCAACGGCCGATACAACGGTGTCTTCGTGCTCCGACAGGACGGCAACGAAGTCGTACGGTGCAGAATCCTCAACTACAACGTCGAACGCCTCTCCGTACTCCAGAGAGTAGTAATCCGCCGACCCGGTAGTCGCCGGGGCGGTATCGAGTGCGTACTCTCCCGTGACGGGGTTGACGTGAACCTCACCCGCACCAACGTCGTCGGAATTCAGTTCCCCGAAAACGACAATGGTGGTAAGCTCCGAACTGTCAACGGTGAACACGGTATCAGCCGCGTTCTCGCTCAGGGGAGCCTGAGCAAGCGTCCCCGTTTCCGTAGTCACGTCTTCCGACTCGATCGACTCCTTCCGAGTGGCACAGGCATACACCGGGAACGCGCCCTCTCGCAGAGCATCAATGACAGCGATTGTCAGCGGGCTTTCGTTACCGAAGTACATCCGAGCCCGCGTCGGCGTTCGCACTTCGTAGATTCTGTTCGATTCTGCGCTGCCACCGAACACGTCGCCGTCGCCCACGAAAAGCGCGCGGCCAGCAGATCCAAGACCCACACTAACCGAGCGCGAGCTTTCAACCGTCGTCTCCACGCCGGGAAGCGTAGTATTTCCAATAGTAACCATGTTAGATTGTTGTTAAATGTAAGTGAGATTAACTGGCATCAATGTCCGAATTAACGGACGTAAGCGAGTCAACCTCGGTTTCGATTATTTCTTTCACGTATCGAAACGTGACCGTCATATCCACCTCGAACCAGTTCGGTTCCTGCTTCGGATCAGCACGAGCGAGTGCGTCTCCTACCTGAAACTCGAATGAGTCCGAATGAAACGACGAAGCGTCATACTCGAACGGAACGAAAATCTCAGAGATCCAGTTCGTTATGTCGTCGCGTCCTTCCTCTCCCCAATTCTCACCGGGACGCTGAGTGAGCGGTTCATCATCGTAGGTCTTTATCCACAGATCGAGGCGCATTTCAAAATACGCATGAAGTGCGCGTCCGACCGCGTTCCCGCCCGAATCGTAGACAGTCTCGGCATACGGATTGTTTCCNTGAAGCCGATCGAGCCGACGAGAAGACCACGCCACAATGACGCACGGAAGCTCCATGAATTCGCCACCTCCCTCAGTCCTAACCGTAACCTCGTCGGGAAGGCCGTCGTTCATAACCTCTAGAGCGCGCCAAAGAGCCTCTTTTTCCTCCATTAAAATCCTCGTTGCTTCAAATTATTCGCGATATTTCTCTCCGCAATAGAATCGGCATCAGCAGACATTGTAAGAAATGCCTGATTCATGAACCCAATCCCCTCCAATCCGTCGCGCTTTATTTTGCGCTGGAGACGGAACGCTCGGTCAACGACAGGCTTCGGATACGAGTCAAGATTAGCCACTCGGGCCACCTATTACTCTATCCATGAATTCAATGAAATCGGACTGTGATCCCCATGCGCTATATCGGCCGGTATTTAACATTTCATCTCGGTAATTCAAGACCGCCTGCTGCCCTGCCGGAGTTTCCGGGAAGACGTCGTACTTGTCCATCTGTGCGAACAGTTGTAGATAGCTCTCCATCTCTTCCGGCGTACTTTCCGACCAATCCCCGCTCTCTAACGGTTCGAGGAACCTCTCTACGTCGAAATATTCCCCACGTTGACTGTGGCTTGCCCGGTTTCGGACTTCAAAGCCAGAACGCTGGAACGTGTTGTTCCTACCGCCAATGACGTGAATTTCGTTCTCGTCGTTGTACGTAGAAAAGAAAATGAAGTCAACAAAGAACGCCGCGTCTTCGTCAAGATTCGTTTCCTTTTGGTACACGAGTCCGCGATCGAACTGCTCCGTCGCAATTCTGTGAGTGGTATAGTTATCAATGGCGTTCGTGTCTATCGTCCACGAATCCGCGCGAGGATTGTCTATCATCTCCCGCGTCAGTCTAGACGTTTCTCTGCCTAGTCCACGATATAACGTTGCCTCCGCGTTCCCGTCGTTATAGTTTCGCTTAAACCACTCTCGGCCTATCTCTGAATACGCTCGCAGCGCACGAATGTCGTCTAGAGAAAACGGCCCATTGTAGTCGCCACGGGACTCTCCATCAATTCCGAACGCCTCACGAACGAGTGCCGCGTACCGAGCCGGACCAGGATCGAACGGACCACTCCCGCCCTTCCATTCAGACAAATCGTTTCTAATG